CAGCAGATCCAGCACGCCGAAGGAGGCGTTGCCGCTCAGGTTGCGGAGCCATGTGCCGGTGCCGGTCAGCTGTGCCAGCTTCTGGAAGGTGTTGATCTGCTTGCCGATGTCCTGCTTTCCCTTGTACTGCAGGTCTTCGGTGAGGCCCGCCGCCTGACAGGCCACAAAGCGCTGGATGAAGTCCATGTCCTGCCGTCCCAGCATCTGACGGAATCTCGTGTTCAGCCTCTCCGCCTTCTGCCCGGCTCTCGTGTTCTTCCCCATGTCGGAGAAGAGGCCCGTGTTCCGCTTCCGGTTGATCTCTTCGGCGAGGTCGAGATAGTCTTCCTTCGCCATCTCCTTGGCCGCTTCCTCGGTGCTGCCGTTCTCCACAAGCTCGTCAATCTGCGCTTCCAGCTGTGCCATCTTGAAGGATACGTCGTTGACGTCCTTCTCCGCCGCGTCGATGTTCTCTTTGCTGACGTCCTTCCTTGTTCTCAGGTCATCCAGAAGATTCATGGACGCCTCCAGCACCCCGGCGGCTCCCGGCCGTGACTGCTTCGCCACTGCCTGAAGGCCCTTTGCCGTCTCGCTGATCTTGTGGGTCTGGATTCTCTTCCACGCATCCAGCGCGGTCCGGTCTCCCGTCCTCGCGAACTGCTTGTAGAATTCGTTCTCCATCAGCCACGCGGCGTCCGTCATCTCTCCGTTCCACGCCGGGGAGTTCATCAGGCTGTCCAATACTGCCTGCTTGTCCTCGCTGAGCCGCATGGCTGCGTTCGTCAGGCTCTCCGCCTCGCTGGTCGGGTTGTAGGTGATCGGGTCAAGCCCTTCCGCTCTCCCGCTCTCCGTGAGCGTGTTTGAGAAGTACTGGCTGATCTTCTCCCGCCTGCTGCCCGTCCTCTGCTCGTTGAAGATGTTCTGCTGTCCCGGTGCCTGTCCCGGATTCCGGTTCGGATTCGTCCCCGCGTTCGGGTTCCCGGTCTGTGCCGTGTTCTGTGCCGGGTTTCCGAATCCTGCGCCCTCTGCGTCCTCGTTTGTGGAGGTTAAACGCTCGTTAACGCCGCTTTCGGTGCTTGCCTGTGTATTTACACTCCCGAGGCTCTGCGGCTCTGTAGCGGCCTCTGTGGCCCTTGTCTGCTGATAGGCCCATGCGATGGCGTCATTGGCCGTGCTGAGGTCTGCCGTGTCCGTGTACAGGCTGCCCGGGTCTCTCGTGCTGACGGTGTAGGTCCCGTCCTCGTTTGCGTCGATGCTGACGATGTTCCCGTTCATGAACACGCTCGCCCTGCCGTATTGGTTCAGGCTTGCCCGGATGTCATCAGAGCGCAGGACGATGTTGTTTGTCTCTGCGTCCCGCATCACTTCCACGGTCTCCCGCGGCGTTGCGGTCTGCTCCGGTTCCGCCTGAGGCTGCGCCGTCTCTGCCAGCGTTTCGCTGACGTCAGGCGCGGCCGCTGCCTCGTTTACGGGAAGAACGGATTCTCCGGTTCTGAGGTTTCCTCCGGGTTCTGCTCCGGTGTCTCCTCGAAGTCCCCCCGCTTCTCCATCTGCAGCAGCGTCATTAACATTGCGTCCCCTAACCGGTCTCGGTTCTGGTCCGCTATCAGGTCTTGTATCAGCTGGTGAATTCCTTGCGCGTTCTGCGTCCCGGTAGTAGGCCTCTCTCGCCCTTCTGCCGAGCCCTGTGATGTCGTTGAGTTCTTCATAGCTTCCCTTCCCCCATACTTCCGGCCTCGGCAGCGTGGTATCCTGCCTTGCCTCATATTCCGCAATTGCGCCGTCCAGCGCTTCCCGGAAGGTCCGCTCCGGGATCTCCGCCGGCTCGTCGAACAGGAACGTCGCGCCCTCCTCGATCTGCTCCGTCTGCGGCCCGAAGGATTCTATAGTGTCGTACAGCGATTCAAAGAAGGTGCGGAGTCTGACCTCAGCGCCCAGATTCTCCTCAATGAATCGTGCCATGTACACCGTGGAGTTCTGCGGCTCATAGAAGGCGTTGACGTTGCTGGTCGCCTCTGCCACGCTCTGCCCGTTGGCGCTGGCCTCGTTGTAGATATAGACCGCTTCCAGGATTCTGTCCTTCGTCCGGAAGTTGAACATTTCCCCGTTGGCTGCCCGCCGCTCCGCCACAAGCACCTTCGGCGCGATCCGCCGGAGCATCGTGGTTATGGAAGCTTTCGTGTCCGGGTTTGTCTGCTCGCTCATGCTCTCCTGGAGCCGGCTGTCACCGTAGGCCGCCTGGAACAGCGCGCGCTCCGCCCGGTCGTATGCCTCCTGGCTGTAGTTGCCCCGGCTGTCTCTCATTCCGTTGCGCTCGTTCGCCGGGATGACCTGCTCCACGAAAGCGTCCATGAAAGCCCGGTTCGACGCGGCGGCGACGTTTCCGTTCGGGTCTATGAGGTCAAGAATACCTGAGCCGCTTTCAGATGTCAAGGCTCTTGCGTCCGCCTCAGCCGTCTCTGTTGCGCTGAAGCTCGCCGTTGTCTGGACATTGGCCTCCTGCGCCACCTGCGCCCAGTTCTGGTCTCCCTGCCCCACACGCACAAGCACGGGGTTTTCCGGGATGCTCTCCGGGTCAATTCCAAATTCCGCCGCATGGCTCCGGATATAGTCCGCGTAGCCGGACGCATTCCCTCTCTGGTAGGCAGACTGGATTGCCGCCGTGCGCCCGTTTCCGCTGACGACGATGCCGTCCGGGGTGACAATCGGCGCGCCGTTCTGCGCGTCCGCGCTCTGTGCCAGAAGATACGGGTCGAGATGTGCCGCCATGCCGATGATCTGCGCCTGGCTCGTGATTCTCTGTCTGTCCCTCGGCTGCATCTCCTGCGGATAGTTCGGGTTCGCGTAGCCGTTGGCGTCGTGGCTTGCCTGAAGGCTCTCAGCCGGGACCACCGCCCACCGCGCCTCAAAGCCCCTGTTCGGGCCTGTCCGCACTTCGGTGTTCGCGCCGTACTGTCCTCCGCTGCGCTCCACCACCGTGTTCTGATTCGTCTCCGCTGTGGTGTCCGGAGCCGTTCCCGGTTTGGCCTCCGCACGGCTGTTCGGCTCTGCGCTCGCAGGATTTGTCCCTGCATCCCTGATGTTGGTTCCCGCGCTTTCAGGAATCGCTCTTGCGCCGTATAGCAGGTCGTCGATGGCGTCATAGCGGTCGCGCAGTTCCTGAACGTCCTCCGCCGTGTATTCGTTCCCGTCCGCGTCCGTCCACACTTCCCCGTCTCTGGACTGGATCGTGTCCATGATTGCGCCGATGTCTTCCTGCTCTTCCGTCAGTGTCTGCCGCTCTTCCGGGCTGACATCTTGCGCAAGACTTCCGCCCTCGGTTCCTTCCATCGGCCCGGACCTGGTATCCGGTCCCGCCGCAGCACGGAGTCCGAGCGTCTCGTTCAGCGCCCTTGTCCCGATGTCTTCCCCGATGGTGCTGTCGGTCTGTCCTTCCATCGGGCCTGACCGCATGTCCGTTCCTGTCTCCGGTGCCGTCCTTGTCCAGGAAGGCCGCGCCGCCTCCGTCTCCCGGGCCAGCTGCGCTTCTCTGAGGACATCCTGATCTTCCTGATAGCCCCTTGCCGCCTCGTCGGCAGCGGCGCGTCTGTCTGCCTCCGCCTGCTCTGCGGCTCTCTGCTGCTGGCCTTCTCTCAGCGTCTGCTGTTCGTCTTCATAGCTCTGCGCGCCCCGTTCGTCCTCCGCCCTTCTCTGCGCTTCCGCCTCCGGGTTCGTGCCCGCCTCCGGGTTCTGGCTGTTTCGGATGACTGGCGTCTCTTCTTCTGCGGCGGTCCTCATGCCTATCGCGGCGGCCTCTTCCATTGTCAGGCCGCTCTGCGCAAACTCAACCGCTTCGTCTCCAATGGCGTGAAGCTGCGAGGATGTGAAGCTCGCGCCGGAGGCAAGGCCGTTGGTGATCGCTCCAAGAAAGTAGCCGATGGCCGCGTCCTGCTTTACCTCGTCCCAGTTCAGCCCCTGTCCGCTCGGGTCAAGGCCGAGGATGACGTCACCCATGTGGTTTAGGCCGTTCTCCATGCCTTCCTCGACTCCTTCCGTGTTCAGAAGGCTTCGTCCCATGGCCTGGACAAAGGGACTCGCGTTTTCAAAGATCCTTCCGATTCCCTGGCCGAGTACGCTTTTGCCGTAGACGCCCTCTATGCCGCCGACGAGCCTTGTGCTGAGGTATGCGTTGAAGGCGTCCTTGATGCCCCGGATGGCGATGGCGTCGTAGTCGTTGGCTCCCTCGCGCCCGGCCTGATCCAGAGCGCCCTGTCCGGCCGCTCCTGCGTACATTCTTGCCGTGCCGGCTCCCGGGACGATGACGTTCTCTATAAGGTCAGCGCCAATGTTTGCCAGTTCCTTTGCGCCGGAGGCCGCGAGCATCTCCGTGTTGGAGAATCCCCGTGTCGCCATGCCCCACTCTTCGTCAGCCCTGCCCTTTAGGTCCTGTGCCGTGCCGAAGAGGGAGAGCCCAGCCCTTCCGATTGCCGTCTCGCTCGGGTCGATATACTCTCTCGGCGTGTACTCGCCGGTGCCGAAAATCTGAGCCAGCTCCGCTTCTGCCTGCTGGCTCCGCTCTCCGGTGCCGAGCTGTCCCGCGCTCTGCAGCAGGGCTCCCACGGCTCCCGCTGTGCCGGCCAGGCGGTCCATGCCCCAGCTCTTGGCCATGCCCGCGCCGCGCTCTTCTGCGGTGTAGTACTGTCTGCCGTTCCCCAGCCGTTCATCGTCGGAGGAGAGCGCCGTCCTGGCGTCCTCCCACCGCTGCCGCAGGTCCGCGAGCTCTGATTCCGCCACCGGGTTGTCCGCGTAGCCGGAGGCCGCCATGTACTGGTCGTTCAGCCTGCGGAAGTCTTCCAGATGCTTGTCCCGCAGCGCGTCCGTCTTCAGTTCCGGCTCGCCGGTCTGAGTGCTCCCCTGTGTCTCGGCCTGTGCGGCAGCAGTCTGCGCTCCCGGCTGCGTCCCCGCCTGTGCGCCGGGGCGCCCCGGTGTGGCCTTCCCTCCGGCTGTTCCGGTCTGTGTGCCATTGCCGCCGCTTCCTTTCTCCCGCTCCCCGGTCCAGTAGCTTTTCTCCGCCGCGCCTCCTGCGGTTGCGGCTTCTGCCTGCTCCCGGAAGGATGACTGGCTGTCCTGCCCCCTGTCCTGTCCGGCTCCGGTCTGTTCAGGTGTCCAGTATTTCTGCCCGGCTTCCTGCCCTTCGTACTGTGCGGCGTATTCCTCGTCCCAGTTTTTTCGGCCTCCGGAGACGCCTCCGCTGTTTCTGGAAGAGCCGCCTCTCGCGGCCACTCTTGCCTTGGTTGCGGCCGCTGCCGCCCTGACGCCGCCCGCCGATCTCCCGACGGTGCTTCCTCTTGCTCCCGCCGCGCTCCTCACCGCGGAGCTGCGGATTGCGGCCGCTGCCTTTTCCTTGGCGGAGCCGCTTGCGCCGCCGGCTCCGCCTCCCGATGTTCTTTCGTGTGCCATCATTCCCTCCCGGTTATGACTGCATGATTATCTGTGATTGTTGTTCTCCTCAGAACTTTCCGCCGCTGCTTTGTACCGGCGTCGGGTGCGTGTTGCCCGAGTGGTCGGAGGGCCCGCTGCCGCCGCTCCCCGGTGGCCCGAATGCGGAGTCATCGTCTCCACCGTCTCCGCTTCCGCCTCCGGTGTAGACCCAGCCGTCGTAAGCTGTCTTGCCGCTCGCCTTGTGCGGCTTCTTCCCGGTGAGCATCTGGTACTGCGCCTCCGGCAGCAGGCCCATCGCCCACGCGATGTCCGGGTTCTGCAGCGACCAGAGCTGCTGCATGAGCGTCGCCGCGTCTCCGCCCAGGAGGTTCGCGTATCCTGTGAAGTTCCCGTAGCTCGCCATCTGCTGTGCCAGCTGGTCCGCCCTCGTCTGCTCGCTCTTGTAGTCGTCCAGCAGCGCGGCCGCCCGCTTGTAGTCGTTGTCCGCCAGCGCTGAGGCGAGCTGGTTCTGGTAGTTCGTCTTCAGCAGGGCGATCTGCCGGTCCGCCTCCGCCGTGGCCGCAGCCTGTCCCGCTCTAAGCTGGCCGAAGCCTTTCATGTATCCCTGGTTCAGCGCCAGCTGCTGCTGAGCCCCGGCTCCCGTGTTGATGCCGTTTGCCGCCGCGCCTTCGTTCAGGTTCCGGCGGTTTCGCTCGTACTGGATTGCGAGGTCGTTGTTCGCTCCCCGGTATGTCCCCGCGATGGAGTCCCTTGCCGCCGTCTGTTCCGCCAGGCTCTGGTCGAAGGCTGTTTTCAGCCCCGCCCTTGTGGCGTTCAGGGCGCTGTCATAGACGCCGTTGATTCTCTCCGCGTTCTGGTTCGCCCGCTCTGTGTAGCGGTTCTGGAGATTTGCCGCGTTCTGGTTCATGACTGCGGCCGGAGTCGTCGCCGCACTCTGGGTGCCTGTCGCTGCCGTTGTCGTTACTGCCATCTTATTTCATACCCCCTCAGTTGGAAAGGTAGAGATTCCGTACCTTGATTACGTTGCCCGCGCCCGTACCGACAAAGCCGATTCTCACGCTCGTCAGCCCGGCCGGGATTGCCAGCTCTCCGGTTCCGCCGAGGCTTGAGGAGAGTGTCAGGGTTGCGTCCGCCGAGTCCTCTGTCCAGCTTGCGTCGGAGGCGTTCCAGATTGCCATCTTCTTACCCGGCAGCTCTCCTTCCACGACAACCTTCGTGTAGCCATCCGTCGCCACCGGGTTTGTCGTGTAGACCGCGCCTTCCACGTTGTAGCTATACGGGTTTACGCCCTGACGGCCGCCCGCCGTGACGTTGTAGTAGCCGTCCTGCTCCGTTGCACTGGCCTTGCCGCTGGTGGAGAAGGCCACCTTCGGTGAGCCGAGTTCCACGAGGTTTGCGCTGAAGCTGATGGAGGCGTTCTTGACGGTGCCCGCGTCCGCCGCCGTGAATTCGATGTTCTGCGTGCTTGTCTCCTCTCCCTGCGCCGCGTTCAGCGTCCAGGTCCCCGCGTTCGGGATGCCGAAGATGCACACGCCGATCCCCTCGTCGTCCGTGATGACCGTCGGCTCCGCTCCGTTGTCCGTGATGTACACGCTCGCGCCCTGCGGATAAGTCACCAGCAGAAACGCGAAGTCGCTGTTGGAGTACGTCCCGCCGCCTCCGGTTCCCGCGTTTGTTGATCCGATCATCCTGTATCCTCCTATTTCGTGTACCCGGTCATTCTGACCCGGAAGTCCGCCGCCGTCACCGTCACTGCCGGCTGCAGCTCGTCACATTCCAGCACCAGCCGGTAATACACAAATTTCTTTGCCTTGATTTTCGTCTTCACCATGAACGGCTGGTTCGGGATCTTCGCCTTCTCCGAGCTCACGATCTTCTCCCGGAACGTGTTCTTTCTGTCCGTCTCCACGCACACGTTCACGCTCGTCCCCTCCTCCGGCTTGAGGCCGATCCAGAGCATCGAGCTGTATTTCCGTGAGAAGTCCGCAGAGAAGTCCATTGCTCCGGACACCCATCTCGCCGTGATCGGCTCCCCCAGGTCTCCCGGCACGTCGTAGGTCAGCCGGAGGATTCTGCCGTCGCTCGTCCCGATGTACAGTTCCCCAAGGAAGTTGCACATGCACGCGACGTCCAGTCCCTCATACCTGTACCATGCGTCCGCCGCGTAGTTCCAGACAAGCGTCACACCGCCCTCCGAGAGATAGAACTCCTGCGCGTCGTTGTCGTCCCACATGACGGCGTTCCTGAGGTCGAGATCCCGGATGCTCTTCTGGATTCTGTCGCTGATCCGTCTGGCCTGCCGCTCGTCCTGGCTGATCTCCGAGGAGTAGTAGCTGCTGTTGATCCAGTGATACAGCTCCTTCCCGGAGACTGTCACCGGGTTGTTGTCCACGAGCCTTACCTGCCCCGGCGCGAGGTTTCCCTTGTCCTTGTTCACCGGCGTCACATAGAGGCCCGGGATGACGTCTCCTGTCTCCAGTGTGATGAGGTTGTACTTTGCCGACCAGCAGGAGTTTTCCTTGTAGCATACGAGATCTCCGTAGTGCCGCACCAGCGAGGTCACCGCCGTGTTCGTGTCGCCGATCCTCGCCTCATAGGTGTCCGGGAAGTAGTCCGCCCGCGGCTGGCCGTTGTAGTCGAGGCCGGAGTAGATGATCCGGTTCGTTCCGTCCCCGTAGAGGAAGACTCTGGTGTCCGTCGCCCCGGAGTAGTACTCCGCGAAGAGGTTCTTCGTCACATCAGAGCGCAGCGTCGCTTCCACAGAGTACGCGATCTCGAAGCTGTTCACCGTGTCCGCCGGCGGCGTGGTGAAGGTTACACGCCCCAGTACGAGGTCTACCGTGTACAGACTCCTGTCCACAATACTGTCATCGCCCAGGAACTTCACCCAGTCCACGCTCTTCAGGTTCTTCTCCGGCATCTGGAAGATTCTGCCGCTCCCGTTCGGGCTGATCCAGACCCTCCTCTTCCCGTTGAGCCGGTTCACATACTCCGATGTCAGCTCACCGCTCTCCGACGCCTCCGACGGCACTCCGTCCACGATGACCAGCGGGCTGATGGCGATAGCCACCAGCGGCCGGTATCCTTCCACTACCTGAATGGCGATCCCGTCATAGAAGTAGTATTCGTACCCGTTCAGGATGTAGAGCCCGCCGCCGAAGGAGAAGAAGCTCACGCCCTTGTCGGTTTTGATGTACCCCAGCGGCTTTGCCGTGTAGCTTCCGGCCGTTTCGTTGTACAGGCTGTAGATGCAGCCGTCGAAGGCCGCGAGCATGACGTTCCGCCCGTTATACATCCCGGCCCACATCCCGGCGATCTTCTGCGGCTCCGGTTCCTCCACCGTCACAGCCCTGCATGTCAGCACATACGGGCCGTTGCCGCTCACGTCCCCGTCCTGAAACCGCACAAGCTGCCCGTCAAGCAAAGCGTAGTATTCTTTCGGGAAAGTGAAGAACCTTTTGAAGTAGGAGATCGGGGCTGTAGCAGCTCCGCCCGGTTCTCCGGTTATGACGCCGCTGTCCTCCGACCATTGCTGACTGCTGAGCACCAGCGTATCTCCGCTGAGCTGCCCCGGGTCGATCAGGACGCCGTTTTGAACTGTGGGAGCGTTTCGCAGCACGATCTCCCCGGTCTGATAGTCCAGCTCGGCATACCGGTAGTAATCTATGGTGATGTCCGTGTCAAAGCTGAGCGTCGAGACCTCATCCGCCACCTTCAGCCTGTAGTCCTTCGGGAAGACGACAACTTCCTCTGTTCCCGGTCTCCGCTTCAGGTTCCCGTCCCGGGTGATCTTCCAGTTCACCATCTCCGACGCCTCGCCCAGCTTCAGTCTCGTGTCGCCGTCCGGGTGCTCGTTCAGGCCGCGCCAGCGGGGGATGTTGTAGATTTTTTCGTTGGTCGCTCCTGTGATTGTCGCCATCAGCTGATTCTCCTCAGTGCTTTACCAAGCTCCTTGTATCCCGTAGTCCTCCGCTCGTTCACCGCGTCGTTCTCCGCGATGTTCCCGGTCGCGGGTGCTCCGCCTGCGCTCTGGCCCTGAGCCGCTCCGCCGCCTGCGGGTGTTTCTTCCGGCCCAGGCGGCAGCGCTCCTGCTTCGGCGTCTGCCTGTGCCATCATGGCCTGTGCCTGCTGCATCGCCATCATCTGCTTCTGCTCCTCTTCCTGCTGCTTCAGCTCGTCGATGAGCTTCCGGCGTCCGGCAATGTTGTCGTCCGGGATTCTCTCCAGATACTGCACCGTGCTGATTCTCTGGTTCAGCAGCAGGTTGTCCAGCGTGCTCAGCGAGGCCATCTCGCTGTAGTAGCTGCTCGCGCCCACGTCGATCTTGATGCTCATCGGGTGGTTCTTCAGGATGCTGAAGTCGAACTCCACCTGGATGACTTCCGGGATCTCCATCGCCGGAGCGCCGTTATCGGCGGCGAGGTCGTTGTAGCCCTCGTAGATTTCGCGGATCTTCTCCGGGATCGGCATGTCCACCATGCGCTTTCCGTAGTTCTCCGCCATGAACTCCAGATAGATTCTCGCGAGATCCTCCATCTGAGTGTATTCGTTCTGCTTCGTCATCTCCGTCGGCGTCGAGGCCGCCCGCTGCAGGCTCAGGATTGCCGACGTGTTGTAGGCCTTGCCCTCACCGAGAGCCGCCTGTGTCGCGCCCAGGCTCTCCTCCGTCTGATCAACCGCCGCCGTGATGAACTGGAAGACCTGCGTGCTGATCTGGGCCGGGTCGAGGATCTGCGCGGCTCCCGCCACGTTCCCCGCCACGCCGATGGCCCCGCCCACGCGGTTGTCCCACCTGGCGATTCTGGTCTTGTCGAAGATGACTTTCGGGAAGGCCGAGCGCATGATGCTGTTCATGCTCATGGCCCACGCCTTATTGATGAAGATCTGGTTCGGGATGAGTCCTGTTATCATGGCCTGACCGTGATAGCAGTCCGCCACATAGTCCCAGTTCAGCCAGGTGATCGGGTAGAGCCGGATACCCATGTTCCACGGCTTCCGGATGGTGCAGGCGTGGCAGAACTCGTAGCACCAGACTTCCCCGGTCTCCTCGTCCTTCCAGAACAGCATGATGGTCGTCACCTTGTCGTAGGTTTTCTTGATGCTGTCGGTGGCGTCCTGTTCCTCGTCGTCCGTGGTGATCTGCTTCCATTCCTCGATGCCGTTTTCCTTTGCCCGCTTCCGCGCGCTCCGGACGGTCTCCCGCTTTGTCACCATGATCCACGGCTGCGTCTGCACACGCCTGTCGTTCGGGTTCCCGAAGAGGCAGCGCGTGTTCTCCAGCATTTCCGTCACGATGGCGCCCTTGGCCTTCTGCCCGGTCTCCGCCTTGTCGTCCCAGTAGGTGAATGTCGCGCCGTCGCCTCTGACCGCCGAGTCCCGCACCTGCTCTTTCATGATTTTCGGGAGGCAGTTCCGCTCCACGATCCGCTCGAACTCCTCGTTCAGCACCCGGACCGGTTCCACCAGTTCCTCGTCGTTCTCATAGGCCGCCAGCGGCGTTGCCTGGATGCGGAGGTTGTCGCTGGTCATCGTCGCCACGGTGAAGCCCGTGACCCTCTTCAGCACGTTAAACTGCGGCGTCGGCAGGCCGTTTGCCTGTACGCCCTCCCACTGTTTCCCGATGTAGAAGTTCTCGTTGACCCTCACGGTCTCGTCCAGGTTGATTTTGTTGTTGAAGCGCAGCGCCTCTTCGTAGTAGCTCCACGCCACTTCCTTTGTTGGCATGTCCTGCCCCATGAACAGGCCGAGGCCTTCGCTGTTCATGCTCAGTCCGTCTTCATTCATGCTTCATCCCCTCCAGCACGCCCTGATAGCTGTAGTTCAGGATGCTGGACACGCCATCGTTCCAGCTCTTCTCCAGCTCCAGAGATTTTTCCATCTCGTCGTTCATCTGACGCAGGAGGATCTCGTGCCGTTTCTCCTCCTCGCTCTGCGGCCGCTCCTTTTCCAGCTCGTCGAGGCGGCCGATGGCGGAGGTCACGTCCACGCGCAGCGCCGCGATGGTGCCCGCCAGATTCCCGGCCCATCCCGCCATCGTCTCATAGTCCCGTTTCTGTCTCCGCCAGAGCAGGAGCATCGCCGTGATGCAGCCGGCAGCGCAGGCCGCCGAAACGATCAGCAGTATTGTCATTGTCGTCATGCTACCCCCAGATATCCGGCGGGAGGCTCCCCGCCTGTCATAAAGCTCTCGTAGTCCTGTTTCTCGTCGTCCTCTTCCCGCGGGTTCCGCTTCGCCGGGATCTCCGCCTGCATCGTCCTGCTGATGACAAAGTACCGCACCGCGTCCACCGTGTGCGTCACCTCGTGCGGGATCTTCGCGCAGTCGTTGACGTTCTTCTCGTCCGCCTGGATGTCCCGGATATCGTTTGCCACTTTCGTCAGCGTGTTGAACAGCATCAGGCCCGGCAGCGTCGCCGGTGCCTTTCCCTCCGGGTAAAGGCTGATGATGTACGGGTCCTTCAGCGGCATCGGGGCCATTGCGCTCTTCATCAGCATGTGCCCCTGCACGCGGTTGTTGTCGCTCTTCACCAACGCCAGCCCGTTTGTCAGGAAGATTTCCGCCATCATCTTCCCGCTCTCCTTGCTCCTCGCCCACATGTCCGGTGGAGCATAGGTCGCGGTGATTTTCTCGTTCAGCGGGCTGCTGGATACCGCCAACTGTGCCGCCTTCTGTACGATCAGGCCCTTGTCCTCCACTTCCCGGTATGCCCACATTCTGCCGTCCGTGTCCACGGCCCACCAGATGCAGCTGAAGAGGTCGAGACCGTAGTCAAAGCTCCGGTATCTCGGCCAGTGGTCCGGGATGCGGAAGGGCTTCATCATGTGCGTCTGGAACTGGAATTCCTTGAAGTATCCGCCCCCCAGCGCGTCCCAGTCGCCGTATCTGTACGCTTTCCGCAGATCCTCCGGCATCTGTGCCAGGTTCCGCAGGTAGTTCGGCGAGTGCTCCAGCATGTGCGTGTTGTCCTCGACCGTTGCGAAGATGAACGTGTAGTCCGCCGGGTTCTCGTTCTCCTCCGGGTTCTCGCAGTTTGTCTTGTACTGTTTGTCTATGAACAGCCTCTTCACCCATCGGTGGCCGACGCCGCCCGGGTTGCAGGTGATGTACATCCGCTTCGGGATGGGGCTTGCGCCTCTCAGCAGACCGCCCAGAAAGTTGAACGCGCGTTCCGAGAACTGCGTCGCCTCGTCTATGAAGATCCAGTCGTATTCCTGCCCGTTGTATTCGTCCTCCGAGTCCTCCCCGCTCCAGTGTCCGAAGCGGATTGTGCTTCCGTTCTCGAAGGTCATGATGTGCGTGGTCCCGTTGTATGTGGCGGCTCCGGTCTTCGCCGCCAGTCTCCGCAGCGGCGTGATATGGTTTTCTTCCAGCGCCGGGTAAGTCAGACGCATGATGAGGATGCGGATGCCATCGTTCATCAGCGCCCCGAGAAAGGCCTTGGTCCTGACCGCGTGGGTCTTGCCTCCGCCCTTCGCGCCGCCGTAGCCGATGAACATCGTCCTCGCCGCGTAGAATTCCCTCTGCTTCGGGTTCGCTTCTCCCGGGTCCCACGATGTCTCTTTCGGCCCTGTGCTTTTCTTCGTTGCCATGTTCTTCTGCCTCTCCGGCTTCGCTCAGCGCCCGGCCTCTTCCCCGCCGATGCCGTCCAGCTTCAGCCGCAGCGTCTTGTCTCCGGTGTCCGCCTTCCGGTCCACCCAGCCGCCGTTGGATGGCTGCTTCAGCGCGTTGAGATATGCCTGGCTCATTCTCGGCTCACTGGCAAGGCGTCTGGCCAGCCAGCTCTCCCGCATGTCCATCGCCCAGTCGAAGACCTTCTGGTACTCCGGGTCCTCCCGGTAGCTCCTGTAGCTCTCGTGCCCCAGCTTGAGGAAGATCCGCATCCCCGCCTCGTCCGGGAACACGCCCGACCCGTCGTTCTCCTGCTCGCAGTGCTCGAAGTATTCCTTCATCTTCTGCCACAGGGAGTTCGGGGTCTTGAAGGGCATGGCCGGCGGCGGCTTCTTCTTCTCCTCCCCCGGAAGCGGGATTGCCGCGAGCTCCGCCTTCTTCTTTTCCCTTGCTTTTGCCTTCGCGGCCTCTGCCCGCTCTTTGGCCTCCGCCACCGCTTTTGCCTTCAGCGCCTCGATGTCTCTCGCCATCAGGACCACATCCCGAATTCGTTGTAAGGCTCAATCCCGCCGTAGACGTCGATGATGTCCTCGCTCTCCGCCGGGAGTCCCCGCGAAAGCTGCGCTTTCAGCTCGTCGTACCGCTGCTGGAAGAATCCTGCGGTTGACGGGTTCTCGTCCAGCAGCAGATGCGCCGCCAGCCCGTAGGGCATTACAGAGCGGCAGATGTAGTCGTCCAGGTCGATCTCCGTATAGAGGTCTTCCAGCATCTGCGCCACCGGCCGCCGTCCTGTCTGCCACTCCTGATTCTTCTTATAGGTGTCGCTGAAGGGGTAAAGCTCCCCGATCAGTACGTTCAGGATGGCTCTTGTCCGCATCCGGTATTCTTCCGTGTCGGCGTGTTTGTATTTCCCCTCGTCGTTGAGCTCGTCCATCAGGTTGATGGCAATCTCGAAGACGTCCATCCCGGTTGTCGTGCCGGTTGTCTGATACGCCATGCCCTGCCTCCTTTATGAGATGTTTCTCACGTTCGGCGTCCGCCAGCAGATGACGGTCGGCACCGTCACGTCTCTGTTAGGCTGCTTTTTGATCGGCACGGTCACGATGCCGCCCGTCGCGTCGATCGTTGCCACGGTTGCCGGTTTCATCGCCGAGATCTGATCCGGCGTGAAGATCACATGTACAAAGCCGTTTGCGTACTCCGTCCCGAAGTCGCAGTAGATCGCCAGCTTGTACGGATACCCCGCATAGGTGCTGTCCGACAGGATGCTGGCTGTGCAGTTGTTCCGGATCGCGACCCCCGTTGCGTCCATCGCGGCCTTGTCCTCTTTCGACATGAGTCCGTCACTGAGCGCCGTAGCCTTCCCATATTTGGTGTCCGTGTTCAGCGAGTCGTTCATGAGAAGGCCTGGCACACTATTCACATACGTCAGGCTCACGACAGTCCCGGCCTTCCAAGAGGTCTCCGGCGTTGTGCCTGCCGGTTCTCCGATGTTTCGGAGAATCGGGAATGCCACCAGGTTGTTGATCTTCAGCGTCGGGTTCGCTGCGGTGTTCGTGTTCGTGAACAGCACCTGGAACGTAATGCCGTCGGAAAGCGTCTCCATTGCGTCGTATGTGCCCGTCGTAATCGTCTTGACAGCCGTGTCCGCTCCGGTTGAGCAGGTGTAGAACAGAGTTGAGCCAACCGGCATGGAGTACGTGTTATCGTCGATTCTTACTCTTCCAACATATGCCATGTTTCAGCCTCCCGCCGTCTTACTTGCCGTCGTCCTCTTCCGCATCGTCACCGGCCGGCTCGCCGTCCACCACATACACCGGCGCGTTGGCAGCATCCGCCAGCCCTTCGCCAATGATGTAGGCCACTACAGCAGCTCCCTGCATAATGAGACCCGCTACAGTTTCAGCCGTCTCCTTCTGCCCGGTGAAAGCCACAATGCACCCGCTTACAAAAAGGGCAATCGCAGCCCAGAACTTTCTGCTCGTCAGTTTCCGTTTCCAGTCAATCATGTTCATTCTCCCTTCCTGTATAAAGTCTTGATTTCGGTTGCCATCACGGCAATGTCCGTTGTGATCTTGTTCAGGTCAATCTGCATCCCGCCTATTTTCTCGGCGTATCCGTTGTGCGTGTCCAGCTTGCACTCGATAGTCTTCAGCCTGCTTTGCAGCCGCTCTTCCTTGACCGCTTCTTCCACCGCCCGCTTTTTCGACATCTGATAGTTGTTGATAAGGTTCACCACAATGCTTGCGACCGCCCCGATCAGCGCCGCGAGAACAGCATCGCTCATGTCATCACCCCCAGCGCTTTCCATGTGTTCGGCCCCACAATGCCGTCATCTGTCAGTCCTGCGTCTTTCTGAAATTCCTTCACCTTCGCCGCAAGCCCTTCTGAGAACATGCCGTCATGCAGCACATTGTATCCTCTCAGCTTTAAGAGCGCCTCCAGCAGCCAGACCTCTTCCCAGTTCAGCCCCTTCTGGATCGTCCTGAGATGGAGTCCTGCCGTCTCAGCCGTCCCTGCGCTCTGTGCCGTCTGTGCGCTCGTCTTCGCTACGCTCTGCGCTGGTATGTCCTCGTCCCCGGTCAGATTCTGGAGCCAGTTAAACCACGCCACAGACAGGTTGCAACGCTGCCTCTGCGCTCCCTCGCTCATATCCGCCGGCCTCTCGTACTTCAGCAGCATGGCGTTGCTGCATAGCGACACCGTCGCGTCCGGATTCGTCAGCAGCGCCCAGACCCCGGCGTAGTCCCGCTTCAGTTCTTTAATCAGGAAGCTTGTCTGGATTCTCACATCGCCCACGAACTGCCCTGCGTTCTTTGCGTCAGACAGCAGCTCCAGCTTGCGTGTCCAGTACGTCCACTGAGCAAGCCCGAATCCGATTGCGTCCTTCGCCCACGTCTCGGCGCTCACCGCTCCGGTCATCGCCCGGCTTGCGTATGCCAGTGACTTCTGATAGTCAGGCCCGCCGAAGTCGCCCTGCATCCGGCACGGCACGACACCGCTTTCAGCTTCCAGATTCCCCAGCACCCCGGCGATCCCGGCCGTCGTGCATCCTTCCGCCGCCAGCGCTTTCGCAATGTAGAGCGCTGTAGTCTCATTCGTCATTCGTCAATCTCCTGCTCGCCCTCAGGCGGCTCTCCGTCTCGTTTCTGCGGCTCCCTGCCGCCTCTCCAGTACTCCGTCTCATCCCATGCCGGGTCATA